GCAGCACCATCTGAATCTGGTAGTGTAAATGTGCTGTTGTTACCAACTGTGAGAGTTTTTGCTGATAGATCGCCACCAAGTGTGGTATTACCTGTAATAGTTACATTTCTAACATTAAGGTCTTGTCTAAATGTTAAGTTACCAGAACCATCTGTTGTTAATATTGTATTGGTTTGACCATCACTTGTGGGAAATGTATATGAATTATTTCCGAAACTAATTGAACCAGTGCCGACTTGTAATGAATTGACATTAGCACCAACTTCAAACACTTGTGCACCATCAGATGAAAACAGTTTTCCGTCTCTTGTATTAAGAGCAATTTCTCCTGCTTGAAGATCTGAAGTTGTCGGTGCTTTTCCTTGTACAGAAGAGCGTTTGATTTTTACAATTGATGCCATATATATGGTTCTCTTTTAAAATATAAGGTCTATATAGACCTGTTAATTCATTTAATGGGGGGAGAAGTATTTACTCCATTCCCCCCTTTCTTATTTTATTTAGTACGTGCCACCATCGATGACTGCATCGAGTTGAGCAAGTGTGTATCCTGTATCAGACACATTAACTGTTGATGTTGGTTCAACGTCAAGTCCAGTATAGAACTTAAATGCCCCATCAGTAGCATCACGGAAGTAACCAGTGTATTGTACTGCTGAGTTTCCAGAAACAACATATTTTGCGTATATACCAGTGTCAGTAAGATCTCCTGAGTTATTCGCAGAGAGTTTGAACATACCATCATCAGTATAAACTGTTGATGTTGATAAGTATGTTGTTGCACCAGTAACAGTTAAGTCACCATCAACTTGTAAGTCTCCACCAACTGAGGTATTACCTGTAACAACAAGGTTTTCGCCAACGTTAAGTTGAGCACCAACTGTTACATCATTTGGTAGTCCGATTGTAATGTCTGCAGATTCAGAACCTGAACCAGATACTTCAATCTCGTTTGCTGTACCAGTAACAGTCTGAATATAATTACCAGTAGTTTTAGTACCAAGTGCAACAGAGTCGTTACCAATCGCATTTGCTGTTATACCACCTGCAGAAATTTGCGCAGAAGTAATTGTTCCATCAACGATAGCATTTGCTGCAACTGTTTTAGAAGCAAGTTTTGCACCAGTAACTGCTGCATCTGCAAGTTCTGCAGTATCAACAACACCTGCTGCAAGTGAAGTATTTAATGTTACACTGCCAGTACCATCAAAAGATTGTGCACTTGCTGTTACATCTCCACTTATACTAAAGTTTCTTGCTGTTCCTAATGCTGTTGCTGTTGCTGCAGTACCAGAAGTATTAGATGAAATATTATCATCAAGAGATACTGAAACAGTAGCAGTTTCTGAACCAGAACCACTTACAGAAACACCACCACTACCAGAAACAGTAGCAACATAGTTACCTGTAGTTTTTGTGCCAAGAGCGACAGAATCATTTCCGATTGCGTTCGCTGTAACACCACCTGCTGCAAGTTTAGCAGAAGTAATTGCTGCATCAGCAATTGCTGCAGTGTCAATAGATTTAGCACCATAAGTATTTGCTGTTAATCCGTTAGAAGCAATTTTTGCTGCAGTGACTGCACCATCTGCAATTTTAGCAGTTGTTACTCCACCATCTGCAACAGTACCAGTTGAAGTAATCGAAACTGAACCATTCGCATCTGAACCAACATTGATACCTGTGCCACCACGAATCAGAACATTGTTTGTTGATAGTGTACTGTCACCTAATAGTTTTAAGTATACACCCTCTTGTGGACTTCCGTCAGTCGTAAATCGGAAATCTTCACCACCGATCGCTGTAACACCTGCACCATTACCAACGAACAGTTTTCGGTCAAATAAGTTTACCGCAATCTCACCAGTATTCAGCGATCCTGGAACTGCCGATTGGGTAGAACTCCTTTTTAGTTTAATAATTGATGCCATTACACCATTCTCCTTTGTTTAGTTACCCTTTCGGAACACCACCACGCCTAGTTGGGTTATTGTCTTTTTCTCTATTTATAATAACTTGTTTCGGAACAAATCTCTTATAATATTTTAAATCATTCTGTAATGTTTGTATTATTGCTTCCATTTGCACTATTTGTTTGACTACACTTTTAGGTAATGGAAGTTTATCTTTTGCTTGTATTTCTGTATTAAGACTTTGTACTTCTTTTCTCAATAACTTATTTTCATCATTTAATTTAGCAATTTGTTTAACATATACACCAATTATGTCTTCATCATCTATAAAATCACTCATAACATTTTTTAGAATGTACCTCCATTTAAATCATCAAAATATGGCGTTCCATTTGCAGCAACTTGAAATAATTGTCCAGAAGTTCCAGAAACACCCTCTACAACACCACCAGTTTTAGTAATTAATACTGAATCACTAGAAACAGATGATAATGTTAAATTTCCACTAACACTAAAATTTGTATAACTTCTACTACCACCAAACACAACACTTTCTAAATTTGCAACTTTGTCGACAATTAATTTGCCTCCAATGTACTCAACTGTTACTGCATCATTTGCAGTATCTGTTTGACCTATGAATAGTTTGTTAGAAGAAAATGAGTATGCAATTTCACCATTAGCAAGTGTAGATGGAGCATTGTTGCTCTGCGAACGTTTGATTGCAATAATTGGTGATGACATCAGAATCCGTCCGATCCACCATCTATTTTAAATGCATCACCCTCGTTATCAAAGGTTAATATATCTCTTTGTACATATGTATCATTTGATGCATTATACACTAAAATAGATCCGTTTGCTTGAGTTACTGTTGTGTCGACGTCACCAAGAGAGTCTAATCGACTTCCATTTCCAGTTTGATTTTTTAGAGTTATGTTTTGTGTTGGTGATTTAAATTTTACTTTAAAATTTCCACCATTACCTATAATAACTGCCATTGGTATTCTCCCAATATTATCCTATAGCACTATTTAGGAATTATCTAGTTACTTCTGGTGTTATTGTTGCAATACCTTCAACTAATCTAGATCTAGTATTTGCTGAATTAGTAATTTCAACATCGTAAACATATCTTCCTGCTTCAAGTGCAGAGGTAACACCTCTTTCAATTGAAATAGTTAATTCACCTGAAGTTCTTGGTGTTCCAAATGAAACAGTAAAATCTGTTGATGTATTTGATGTATAGTGTTTTCTTAATTGTGCTGAACCAGTGTAACCTGTTAAATTTACTGCATCTCCTGCATCATCTGTTACAGTAAGAGTTGTAGAAAAATCTGCTCCTTGGTCAATTACTATATTTGCTTTTGCTGCCATATTATCCTCTTATTATGGGAACACTTGTGTGTTAGAAACATCATATACTTTAATAATTGATGGTGCAGTATTACTGATTGACACATTCATTTGCACGCCATCTGAACCATCAAATGATACTGCAGGAGCAGTAACATCACCAGTGAGTGAGAAGTTTACTGCATTCGCAAAAGCATCAGTAGTGGTTGCAGTTAATGCTACATCAGCAGTGTCTGCATTACCAGTGACATCGCCTGTCAAGTTTCCAGTTACATTTCCTGTCACGTTTCCTGTCACATTCCCTGTCAAGTTTCCTGTTACATTACCTGTCAAGTTTCCAATAAATGTATTTGCAACAAGATTTCTATCACCTGCTGTCCAACGACCTTCAGATTCATCCCAAATAAATTCGTAATTTTGTAAAGTGCCACGTTCAATAACAAACCCAGCATCTTCGCTTGGAGTTGAACCACTGTAGTTTGAGTTAAGAACAACTTTGTTATCAGCGAGATTTAATGTTTCTGCATTAATGGTTGTTGTTGTACCAGAGACTGTTAAGTTACCAGCGACAACTAAGTTTTCACCAACATTAAGTTGTCCACTTACAGTAACATCATCTGGTAATCCGAAGTATGCATTTGCACCATCACGTATGATTTCAACTTCATTCGCTGTTCCAGTAACTTGTGTGATTGCTCCACTTGCTCCACCAGCAAGAGAAACATAACCATTTGCTACACTAAATTGTGTTGAGTTGAAAGATGCAACACCTTTTTTAGATCCGTCTGTGTTTACAGTTGCATTCTCAGCAATTGCAACGTTTGCAGAGAAGTTGCCACCATCTGCAGTTGATATTACAAATGTGTTATTAGCATCTGTGTAACTATAACCTGTTACACCTGCAACGCTTGTATTTGAAATTCCAATGACTTGTCCTTGTTTGTTAACACGGATAATTGGCACTTTAGATGCAGAACCATGAATAACACCACCTGCTCCTATGTTCATAGTATTTGCAAGCATTGCACTTTGTAATGTGCCATCTGCTACTGCATTGTTGGCATGTATCTTACCATTTTTACCAACAAGAACTGTTCCATCATTACTAATTGATTCAGAAACATCTAGTGTTCCATTGATGTCGGTATTACCAGAAGCAAGTGTTCCAGTAATTGTAGCATTTTCATCTACTGTTAAGAAATCTGTTTGTACTGTTCCATCAAAGTATGCATTATTCCATTGTGATGCAGGAGAACCTATGTTAACCGATCCTGTTGGAACAATGCTAGTATCAACAACACCAATTACTGATATTGTATCACCAGAAGTATCACCAAGATCTACTGTACCTTCAAGTGTCGTTGCACCTGTAACTGTTAGTGTTGTATAACTACCAGCAGGAGCAGTAACTGAACCTGAAGCAAAAACTGTATTACCTTGTACTGTTAAGTCACCATTAATTGATACTTCATTATCTACTGTAACATTATTTGCAAAATGATTATTTGCATATACATTATGGAATCTTTGAGAATTTGAACCTAAGTCATATTGACCAGTTCCGTCTACTGTGTTTGGAACTATATCGGATGCAACATTACCAGACATAACAAAGTCTGAAGCAATTGTTGTTGTATTATTGAATGTTGCTGTACCATTAAACGTTGCTGCACCATTGGCATTTATAGTTGCTGAAACACCTAGTGTATTAAATACACCTGCTCCACCATTTGTATTATCGCCCCAAATTGTTCCCCACTTACGAGTAGCAGAACCAAGATTTCCTGCAGCATCTGTTTTTGGTATCATTGATGTTGATACACCTTGACCAGCAGATGTGCCAAGACTTAACTCATCTATGTTTGCAATACCATCAATATAAAGATTTCTCCACTCACGACTTGATGAACCTAAGTCATAACTATCATCTCCAGCAGAGTCTGGTAAAATATTACCACTAGATTGAATACCAGGAACTTCAATGTCTGCTGTGAAGTTGGTAACACCATCAGATGCCACACTGAACACCTCACTGTTAGATGAGTCACTAACAACAAACTTAGAATCCCCTGCTGTATCAACAAGTTTTAAATAAACATCAGAATCCCCAATAGTTACATCACTTGCCATAAACAAGTGTGCACGATCTGTACCATTTGTTAATATAAGTGCAGGTGAATCATTGTTATCACTAAATGTAGTATTTGCACCAGAAAGGATAATTGGTGCAGAGTTAGTTGATAAATCAGTAATATCTCTTAAAGTTAGAGATTTGTATGCCATTTGGTCTGTTCCAATTTTTCTTAGAACTTGACCAGCACTACCACCAGTCATTCTTATTCTTGAGATATCGCCAAGAGTAAGACGATCTGTACCAGAAGTTACGAAATCAACATTTCCTTGGAATATTGTATTCGCTGTAATAGAAACTGCAGTTGCATTAATAAAAGTATTTGATGCGATTATAATCCAATTTGCATCATTGGTTGTGTTTCCAGATTTGAGCGTAGTTGCTCTTAATTCATTTGCAGAGAATGTGCCTTTAATATGACCATTACCCTGTGCTGTTCCACCTCTATTTGCAGAACCTGCTCTTGAAACTGTTACTACATTATTACTGATAACTGTTGCAGCAAGATTAGTATTTAATCTCCATGTATTAAAGTTATCATTTATATTTGTGTTTGAAATCGATACTGTCATCTATTACTCTCTTTCTTCTGCTGTATTGTATAAATGTTGCATTAGCATTTTCATTTCTTTCATTTCTTGTTCTAGTTTATCAACCTTTTCAACTTTTAGCAACATTTCTCTTTCCTTTTCTCTTCTTGTGCGATATCTTGCAAGTGCACTTTTATCAGTATTAAGGATAGCATTTGTTTTTTTATCTCTCACAAGATTATTATCTTCTTCGATGATTAATCTCACATCCTTTTCATTATCATTTATTTTTAAATTCTTTGCCATATCTTATTTCTGTAATGCTATTGCTCTCATATCAGCGACAAGTGGAACAACGTTAGAACCAGAACTTGTAAAGACAATCTTAATTGCGAAAGTCTTAAAGGTATGGTATACTGAACCATCGTTTCCATTATATGTTATTACATTATTATTACCACTATTTAGATACGCAAAAGTGTTACCACTTGCACCATATCCACTACCATCTGTATTCGCATATAATCCATATTCAAAGTCTTTAATATCAGTTCCATCTAAACCTTCAGAATAAGTATTTGATGCAGTAATTTGTCTTAATGGTGTAAAGTCTTTTGTGTCAAGAGATTCACCATCTTCACCATTCAATACTTTAACATAAACATTAATGTCTGTTCCTTGTGGTTTATATGCACCAAGATAAACAATTAAATCTTCTGCTTCCTGTCCATCATCTAATTCAACAGGATTTGAAGTATATCTCATTAAAGCATTACCTAAGTTTTTATGTTCATCAGATGAATCATTATTGATAATGTTTTCTACAACAATAGCATTTGCTCTACCCACATCAAGGATAGGTGATACTGTATCTCTTGTAGAAGATATTGTTCCTTTAATAAGACCAGATTTTGTTGTTCCTCCAACAGCACTTAGAGAATCTTCATTTGACTTACTATAAATTTTCTTCTCACCATCATAGAAATTATTTTCTTCTGCTAGTTCGATATTTTCATAAGTTGATGAAATAACACCACTAGTTGTTGTTGGTCTATATGAATAACCTGCTGAAGTTCCAGCGTAATTAATATGTGGAACTTTTGGAACAATTGTGTTCAATGGTAAATCATTAACTGCAGTTACTCTTGCAGATGCACCAGAAGATTGCCCTCTAATATATCCATTAGCAAACCCACCTGCTGAACCAGTTAGATATAGTTTTTGATTTGCATTATCAATAAACTGTACAGTTCCTTGTGCAGTGTTTGCAGTAAAGGCACTGGTGTTACCAATCCAAGTTGAACCAACATAAATGTTATTCGTATTGGATGATGCAGTTGTTGGGAATGTTCCGAAGTTATCTACTTTAACAGTTACAGAACCAGAACCACTTGATACAATTTGTCTAACTGTACCATTAGCAAATAAAGTATTTGCAGAATCAGTTATTTGTGTTCTAAGAACTGTTCCTACTGAAATCGAATCATTGTTAGAGAATGTAAGTACTGATTCAGCAATCGCTGTTTCACCAACAACAAATGCTCCTGAGTAGTTATCATAATCAAAGAATTCTTGCTCTTCATTTTCTAAGTAAAGAGTTCCTGTGCTAGATGTAAACTTAGCACGATACATTTGGAACTTCATATCTTCAGATTGTATTGGTGACCATGTATTGTCATTTGAAGATGTAAATAATACACCAGTGTATGGTTGTTTAGAAATTAATGTATTTGTTATTGTATCATTTTCTCCTAATCCAGC